TCGCAGGTCTCGCCCGGCATCGCCAGGGTGTCGTTCGCCTTGTTGCTGAGGCGCACGACGGCCACGTAGTCGGAGCCAGGATTGGCGGGCTTGCTCATTCGGGCCTCTCTCCATCGACCGGACGGCCGCACTTGCCGCAGACCTCGTGGGTCTGGCCGAAGCTCCCGCTCTGCACGCGACGCTCGGGCCCGGCGCCGCACTCGGGGCAGTTCTCGGAGCGCCGGCGCGCCGGACTTCCGTCGGCCTGGAGGATCTCGGTCATGCCGCGGCGGCCTCCATCTCGCAGAGGAAGTTGCAGACGATCAGGAAGCGGTTCTTCTCGTCCTTGTTCTTCCCGTTGATCTGGTACTGGAAGGGCACCTGGACCGGGTTGACCATCAGGTACCGGTGGCCGCCGATGACGGTGTCGGGCTGGATCGCGATCAGCGCATCGAACGCCGCCTGCGCCTTCGCCATCGGTCCGTCCAGGTCGTGCGCCACGCCGCGCGCGAAGACACGTAGCCCGGGCGTCACGTACTTCGCGCCGACGACGCCGAACCCGCGTTCCGGCGGTCGACCGCCGTACCCGAAGAGCGCCACGCACGCGTCCGGGCTGTCCGGCAGCTCGCCAGCGTAGAGGGTGCTGCCCACCGCGCCGAGGCTGATCGGCGCCGCCGCCAGGAAGGCCGCGATCGCGTCCAGGTAGTGCATCAGCCTGCCACCCGCGCGAGATCGAGGCGCTTCGCGATCCGCGCCGCCATGTGCGGGGCGGACTCGAGGATGGTCGACTCCAGGAACTTCGGGCCGGTGCCCGGCACGCTCCAGTCGATCTCGTCGGGCCCGAGGCCCTGCCACGACGGCGGAGAGTGCTCGGAGAGGTGCTCGTGCACCGCGATCGCGTAGTCGATCGAGGGGCCGCCGACCTGGATGGAGACGGAGATGTCGTTGCCGTGGTACTCGGGCGGCAACGTGACGTGAGAGGCGCGCAGCGGCCCGCCCTGGGGTCCGACGGGCGTGCGCCGCATGCTCTCCTTCATCTCCACCAAGGCCTCCTGGTAGAGCGCGCGGCCGAACTCCTTCGGCGCCTCGCGCTTGATCCGCTGGAGCTTCGCGCGCAGCTCCTTCGCGCCCTTCAGGGATGCCATTACAGGTCCACCCCGAAGCGCAGCTCGGTGAGGAAGGGGAGACCCGTGGACGGGTCAACAACGCCGCCCACAACCTCGTAGAGCGGCCCGGTGACACCGTCCGGCAGGGTCGTGCCGTTCGGCAGCACGATGCGATCTCGCTGGTCGAAGGGCTCGGTGCGGTCCGCGGCGCCGTGGATCTCGACCGGCTCGAGGAAGAGCACCGACGCGCGCTGCAGGAAGACCTTGCCCTCGGAGCTGCTGCGCTGCCGTCCGGTCAGGTCCACGATGGCCATTCGCTTCCGGGGCGACGGGTCGTACCGAGGACCGCCGTTCTTGTCGTTCCCGATCCAGGCTTCGTGGGATACTTCGACCTGCAGGCCGTCCGCCCCGCCGGTGATTCGGTTCGCGACCGCGACGGCGCTCCGGACGATGGAAGCGAGTCCCATGTCAGACCGCCCCCGGAAACGCCGCTACCGGCCGCTGAGCGTGAAGCTCTCCGTCGAGCGCATGCCAGAGGCGCTTGCCTCGATGCGGCGGGAGCTGACAAACCTGATCCGCGAGACGGCGATGGACGAGCCCCCGGCCGTCGCCGCGCGACTGCGCGAGATCGCGGACCTGTTCGACGCGGGGCTTTCCGAGGACCCGTAGCGCCCTCACGCGCGCACCAGCCGGCGGTAGGCGGCCTGGCGGCCGGCCACCGATTCGAACCACCAGGCGGGTAGCAGGTTCACGACGGCGTCCGGGACGACCTTCGTCTGGACGCGCGCGGCGTCGAACGAGATGTCGACCGAGCCCGCCTTCACGCGGGTGATCCCCTGGGTTTGCACGTCGGAGTCGGCCGTGCGGTCCGCCGCGATGAGCTGTCGGGCGAACTCCGCCGTCGCGTTCTTGAGCTGGACCGGGATCTCGTCGCTCGCGATGTAGCCGCGCCCGTTGGCGCCCGTCATGGCATGACGGGGCCAGTCGAGCGCCTGATCGGTGTCGGTGGCGCAGCCCTCCCACACGAACATGGAGTCGATGAGGCGCGTCGCCTCGATGATCGCGACAGTCTTCGCGTCGCTCTCCGTTCCCGTCGCCGCCCAGTCGTCCCGGTGCACCTTCGCGTCGTGGTAGGCGTCCGCCTCCGCCACCGTGCAGTAGGCGTTGGCGTCGGCGGCTCCCGGGGTGGCGACGAGGGCGGGGACGGGCATGGAGAAGAGGGCCTACTCGGCGCCGCCCTCCGGCGCCTTCTTCAGAGCCGCGCGGCGCTCCTCGATGGCCTTCAGGACGCCCTTGCGGCCGCCCTCGTTCTTCTGGTTGGCGCGCTCCGCCTTCTCGAGCTCGTCCAGCTGCTCGAGCGAGGCCTCCGAGACGAGCGCGATCGCCTCGGTCGAGTTCACGGTCGCGATCGCGCCGGGCGTCGTGTCGCCGGCGCCGCCCTCCGCCGCCTTCTTCGACGGCTTCGGAGCCGGCGTGGCCGCGGCGATCGCCGCGTTGATCGCGTTCTGCAGCTCCGCGGTCGTCAGGTAATCGCCAGCGGGCACGATGACCTGCAGCCCTTCGAAGAGCTCGTGCTCCTCGGCGTTGAACGCGTCGAGCGCGAGCCAGAGGAAGCCCTCGCCCTTGGGGTTCTGGATTCGGATGAGCTCGCGCATCGAAGGACCTCGCGTTCAGGAAGGGGAAGGAGAAGCCCGCCGGCTCTTGTCGGCCGGCGGGCTCAGTCGGCCTAGTCGCGGGCGCGGACGGCCTTGTTGCCGTCGAGCGTCCTCAGGCCGTAGAGCGTGTCCAGCGCGACGTAGAACTGGCTGTTGTTCGGGTCCGCCCACGTGCGAGCGCGAACCGCCAGGCCGGACTGCGGGTCGATCGGAGTCGAGAACACGCTGACACCCTGCCCGTCCATGAAGTCGGGCAGCTTCGCCATGCCGAGCGCGAACGCGTTCCGGTGGAAGGCCACGTTCTGCACCTTCGTGGTGCCGGAGCCGCCGGCCAGGACGACCGTCACGACCTGGGCGTTCACCACCGCGGACTCCAGGCCGCCACCCTGAACGTTCGGCGAGCCGAAGATCGGCAGCGTGCCCGCGCCGGCGCCGTCGAGCGTGACGTCGGCCGTGAGGACGTACTGCTGGGTGTGGCCCGTGACGACCACGATGTCGCCCTTCTTGAGGACGGCCGAGATCGTCATCGCGTTGACGTTGATGGACTTGATGCCGGCCGCGTAGCCGGGTCCGTTGTTGATCGCGCCCACCAAGTCCGCGACCACCGCCGACGTGCGGCTCGGCGTGTTCTGGTTCGCGAAGAAGTTCAGGCCGTAGCGCGTGCCCAGGTACCCGCGCAGCTGGGTCTCGACGCCCGTCTGGCCGGAGCCCTGGTTCTGCGAGAACGCCGAGAGGTCGAGCAGCTCCTTCTCGATCACGCCGCTGACCATGAAGTTCAGCATCGAGGGGTCGGAGAGGTCGACCTTGTTGTCGAACAGCAGGCGTCGCGCGGAGGTGATGTCGCCGACGACCGCGGGGTTTGAGAAATCGACGTACCACGGCACGTCGTCGATGAGCGCGGCCAGGCTCATGTCGATCTTGTCGGCCAGGGCGTAGGCCGCGGGACGGATGTGCTCGTCGATGATGCGCTGGCTCGTGTAGGCCAGCTCCTTGTCCTTGAGGACGAACTTCACTTCCTTGTGCTGGTCGAGCTTGATGTCGATGCTCGACGCGACGATGTCCTGAGCGGCGGACGGCGCGTCCTGAGCCGTGAACGCGCCCGGCACGCGGATGTTGATGGTGTCGCCCTTGGTGCGCGCGGTGTTCTCGTCGTCGTAGCCGCGGTAGACGCGGCCGGCGAGACCCAGCGCCTTCTCGAGCGCGATCAGCGCTTCCTGGGCGTAGAAGATGGGGTTGTACGTCGAAAGCGTATTGGCCATGTGGCTGCGCTCCTCAATCCAACGGGTGCTCTCGTCGAATCGATCGCAGCCATCGCGGCCTGTGCGACGCGGGCATCGCGCCCAGCGTCCCTAGCGTTCGATCAGTGATTACGCTCGCTACGAACTGCCCGCCTCATCCTCGCTCGTCAGCAGCCATCGCGGCCTGTGCGGCACCGGGCATCACGCCCGCGAGCCCCTAGCTGTCGATCCCGGATGCGGAAACGTCTACGACGCGATCTGCAGCGATTGACCCGCCTTCTGGGCCGCGTCCTTTGCGGCCCGGTAGGCGTTCGGGTCCTTCGCCTCCTCCTTCGAAATCGTCATGACCTTGCCGGACGACGTCGGCCCCTTGCCGGGCGTCTGAGCGCCACCGCCGCCCGAGGGCTCGAACCAGTGCGCGCGGTCCTTCGCGCGATCGGCGAGCCACTCCTCCATCGACATCGGCTTCGTGGCGTCCTTCGCGGAGTAGCGGATGGTCTTCCCGTCCGCTTCCATAGGGACGGGGACGCCTTCCTTGTTCAGCTTGAACGTCGCCTTGCCCAGGAGCACCGCGTCCTCGACGGCCGTGCCCACCACCTTGGCCTTGACGGCCTCGGAGCGGATCGCGTTGTCGATCAGCAGCTCCTCGAGCTTCGTCTTGAGCGTTCCGTTCTCGCCGTTGAGCGAGTCCTCGCGGGTCTTGAACTCAGCCGACTGGCGCTGCACGCGTGCTTCGACGATCTTGTCGACCGCGGCCTGGATGTTCGGGGGGAGGTCGCCGATGAGCGCCTTCTCCTCCAGCTCCTGCAACTGCTGGAGCGCCTCCCGAGCCTTTGCGGGGTCGGTGTCGCCCAGCTTCGACTTCAGGTCGTTCAGCGTCTTCTGGAGTGCCTCGCGATCCCGACGCTCCTTGTCGAGCGCCGCCTTCATCTTGCCGGGATCCGCGCCGCCGTCACCGTCCAGGTCGAGGACGTACTTGCCGTCCTTCTGGACGTAGAGGCTGCGCAGGTTCTCGGCGACATCTTCGAGACTGGAGATTTCGCGCTTGAGGCTCATACGACGGCGACCATACACCCACGCGTTTCAGGCCGTATTTTTGCGGCCCTGGAAATTCGCGCTAGGTGTTTGATCGACGGCCTAATCGCTGGCTGGCCCTTCAGGCAAGCGGTAGTCCTTGACCACCACGCCGGCCGCGGCTTCCCCGGCGAGATGAGGCGCCCACCAGTACGTGCCGGTGTGCCTGCCGAACAGCTTGTTCGCGTCGTCGTAGTGCTTGAAGTGGCCCCTCACCCAGTGAAGGGCTAGCGCCACAGGGGCATCGCTGACAGCGCTAGTCTCCGGGCTCCGTCTTGTTGCTATGGGTCGTACGAGGAGGGAGCGCACGGTGAAGGGCATCGGCCTATTCGATCGCTCGGCCGCGCGCCGCTGCTGACGGCTGGGGGTCGAATCGTCCAACTGGACGTTTCTGCAGTTCATCAACGCGAAGACGGTCGAAACGGTGGCATGCGCGCCTGAGGACAGTCCAATCGGACGCGAGTGACCGAAATCTGGAGGAAGGTCTGCGCCTGACAACGGCGCTCTCCGTTCCAACGAACCCCTCCAGCCGATTGCCAGTTGGTCCGCGAGAGCCGCATCCGGGTTGCCAGCTTCGCCCTTGTCGTAAAGACGCGAGACGTGTCCGTTCCTGTCGCTCGAGATCATGGCAACGTCGAACAGGATGAAGCCGCCCCAGCTGGTGCGCACGTACCACGAGACCATCGCGGCCCATGCCTCGTCGCCTTCATCGGCAACCGGCCACTGCTCCACGTGGAGCACTGAGTTGGCGTCAGGTGTCGCCATCGAGTCGCCAGCGACGAGCAGCAGATTCGGATATGGAGGGCGTGCCCAGGGCGCGATCAGCTTGTCGCCAGATCGTGGTACGAGGCCTTCGGGCGGTTGATTCAGGGAGAAGGGGACGCGAATGCAGGTTGCGGAGCCAAGCAGAGAACCGTACGACGCTTGGCCATGCCCATAGACGTATCGGACCAGATCATCAGCAATCACACGCGCAGTCTCAACGAACCCTACCCTCGGGCAGTCGACTCGGTCAAGGTGGCTTCATCCATGGGGCAGAGCAACCTCTCTCGGCAGTACTGGGAGAGGTCCTTTCTTTCGCGCCGCGCGCGCAGGTACAGCTCATTCGCCTCCGTCGCCGTCACCCACACCCTGATCCCCTCGGTCCGGAGATCGCGCGGGTCTTTCTTTGGACGGCCTTTCTTTGCCGCCGGCACGTCGTCGCTCATGGGTTCACCGCGATCGCGCATCGGCACCGCGGGTGTAGAGGAGGCCCGTCGACCGTGCCGAACTTCCCCTTGAGCGAGACCGTTTGGCCGTCGAGCGGCGCGCAGAGCGGACAAAGTCGCTCGTCCGGAGTCGTGATCCATTCCTTCGTCGCTCCTTCGCCAAGAAGGCCCTCTTTCTGCGCCTGCTCCCAGGACTCGAGGGCGCCCTCGTTCAGCGCGGCCATGATCTCGGTGCGTGCGATCGTCTCGGCCCGCTCGCGGATCTTCTGGCCCACGTATCGCTCGACCTGGCGATCGACGCGATCGATCCTCAGGCCCGAGTCGATCAGCTGCGCGCGGTAGTTCGCCGCGGCCGCGGTCTGCTTCTCGGTCATGCCCACGAAGCCGGCGATCATCCTCGCGGCGTCGTACGCGGGCACCCCCTCGCGGATGGACCGCAGCACGATGTCGCGGATGGCGCGCCGCGTCTCGGCCGAGATCTCGGTGACGAACTGCGCCGCGTGGCGCGCGGCCGCGCGCTGGGCCGCGACGTTCTCGCCGTCGAAGCGGAACGCGTTCGCCACCTACACCGCCACTAGGTGGATTCGCGGCGGGTCCTGCGGCCCTCGGATGGTCGTGTACTGCTCGGTCGTGCGCCGCTTCCGAACCGTCTCCAGGCACCCGGGCCCGCCGGGCCTGAACACCCGGCAGACGTCGGGGCGATCGTCGTAGATGCCGCAGGAGCCGTCCGCCTTGAGCTTCGTGCACCGGCACTCGAACTCCAGAAGCGGGCCGTCCTTCGTGGCGTGGAGCTCGAGCCACCGCTTCCCGTCCGGGGGAGGGACCTTCACCATCGGGGCCGGCAGGGAGAAGCTTTCACAGCACGCGCCGCGGCAGGCTCGGCAGTCCATCAGGCCCAGCCATGCCCGCGGCGCTGCCACCACGCGCGCCACACCGGGTAGAGCACGAACACGACGACGCCAGCCAGCGCCGGCCATGCCGCAGTGAGCGAGAAGACCGCGCACCACGCGATCTCCTTCCACACGAAGTACCGGCCGAGCCAGCGCCAGCACTCGACGTCTGCCTTCTCAGCGACCTTCTGGCGGTAGGCGAGGCGCTCGGCCACCTGGCCGTGCATGAACGACAGCAGGACGGCCAGGGCGCTCAGCCACTGCACCAGCGCCCCTCCCGTCAGGGCCGCGACGGTCGACAGGACAACCGCGACGATGAAGGTCTCGGCCATCCAGGTTCGGAGCTTCACGTCAGCGGTTCAGGATGGAAACGAAGCGCAGGAGCCTGTCCCAGAGCCGCCGGGCGCCACTTGGCCGGAAGGGTGGGACGTAGAGCGCGGGCGTCAGCTCGGCTTCAAGGTCGAACTCCGCGAAGCCCGTGAGATCGACTTCAACGAGCTTCTCGGTCGTGCCCCGGATCGTCAGCGCGCGCACCGATGCCGTGATGTCGGCGCCGGTCGAGAGATCGACCACGCGGACATCCGCCGGGGATGGACCGCCCGTGATCCGAAACCGGCGCGCGGCCACCATGGGCAGATCAGCGGCGTCGGCCCGCCAGTCCTTCTCGCTCATCGTCTTCCCTCCAAGGCGGCGTTCACCAGCTCCGCGCCCACGCGGCCGCCCCGCATGAACGCGTCGCGCGAGACCGTCCCGCAGGGCTCGAGCGAGGCCGCCACCTCGACGCCCTGGAGCACCTTCATGGCGCGCTTGACGTCCTTGGCCGCGATCGCCGCGGCGAGCTCGTTGATCCGGACCTTGGCGCGCATGCGCGGAACTGCGCGGCGGAAGGCGCCCGCGAGCTTGGGCTCGAGCTTGTCGGCGGCCGCGTGGATCGTCTTGTAGTCACGCGTCTGGCGTGGCATCCAGGGTCTCCATCGTCGCCTTCTCAGGGTCGACCGCGGCCGCGTCCTCCGCCATCTTGGCGAGCAGACCGTCCACGACGGCAGGCCAGGACACCGTGAGCCCGCGCTCCTCGCCCTCTTCCACCGCGGCCCAGGTCGATGAGATCAGGAACTGCTCGGCGAGCTCGCCTTCGGCCACCTCACGGAGGCGCGCGAGCGCGTGGTCGTGGTCGGGGCTCTTCAGCTTTCGGAGGACGTTCTGGATGCGGTTCACCCGCTGGCGTAGACCGCGGCGCTGCTGCTGGCCACCAACGTGCGGCACGAACCCGTAGCGGGGCCGCCTCGGGGTGATCCCTGGCGAGCTGCCGCGGGTGAGCATGGCCAGCACAGCAAGGCTGGCGGACCGGCCGACGATGAAAGGCGTCTTGCGCACCTACACCTCCTTCGGGTCGTCGTCTCGGTACAGGCCGAGCAGCTTGGCGGCGGACACGGCGAGGCGAGCGTGCGAGTAGGCGTGATCCGCTTGCCCGACTGCGGCCATCCACTTCGCCATTGGCCCGAAGATGAGGTCGAGCTCGTGATGGACGTTCTCGCGGAGCGCGGGGTTGGCCAGGAGGACCGGGTCGACCGGGTAGGGTGGAGTGGGCCGAGCCGCCTCCTTCCGGATGGCGTCGGCGTTCATCCTGGCGATTACCTCATCCAGCTTGCGGTGTGCCACGACCCCTCCTTCATCACAGCCGCTCTCCTGCCTGCTCGCGGAAATGGCGCAGCGCGCGCTTCACGCCCTGGGGCTGCCGACCGGCGAAGCGCTTGGGGTACCCCGGGATGCGGCGCTCGATGTCCTCGACGTCCCGGAGGATCTTGCGCAGCGTCATCCGGCCCTCCTTGCGGATGATCGGGATCGAGTAGTGGACGAACTGGTGGAGCACGCCCTGGTCACCGAAGAAGTCCCGGGCCTCGGCGCATGAGGAGGAGGTGGCGAGCAGACCCAGGAAGCACAGCGCGTGCATCTTGTCGGCCAGCGGCGCGCGCGAGCTAAGCACTGCTGAACAGGACGCCGCCTGCAAGATCGGGCCGCTCCCGATGATCTTCTCGCCGAGGCAGCGGGCGCCGGCGAGCTCCTGCGCGTGCTTCCACGAGCGGGCCCAGATCTCCGAGCTGTAGACCTGGCCGCCCTCGTAGTACTCAGCCAGGAATGCCCTGAGCGCCATTCAGTCGGCCGCCTTCGGTGTCCCGTCGACGTGGGCCTGAGCCGCCAGCAGGGCGCGCCCCATCGAGTCGAGCAGCGCCCGACGCTCCTCGGGCGAGAGTGGCCGCTCGTGCGTGCGGTACGGGATCGTGGCGGCCGTGGCGACCGGCCTCACGCGGCCGCCGGGAGCTCTTCCGTCGGACGCGCCGGCGGCTTCGGTTGTGGGTTCGCCGGGTCGTCGTCATCGGGGTCGCCGTCCGGGCTGTCCGGATCCTCCGGTTCGTCGACGGGCAGCGGCGTCTCCTTCTCGATCTGGGCCTTCTCCTCCTCGGCCGTGACGCCGTCGCGCGTCCATCCACCCTTCTGCAGGCGCTCGTAGAGCGTCTCGAAGCTGATGGCGCCCGCCTGCCACGAGAGCACCGCGGCCTTGACCTCCTCGGGGGAGGCGTTGATCTGGAAGAACTCGGAGGTGAGCTTGACCAGGGCGTCGGTCGAGAGCTCGCCCATGCCCTCGGCCCACCACATCATCCAGCGGACCGCGCGGGCGAGCCCGGCGCCACCAGCGAAGGAGATCGTCCCGAGCGAGGCCGTCTCGCCGCTGCTGCGCATACGGACGGCGGTCGCCGTCTCCGCGGAGTTCGCCGTGGGGTCCTCGAGGAGGCGGGCCCCAAGGGTGGCCATCATCCGCTCCTTCGACGCCATCGACTCCTTGATGGCACCGAGGCCCTTGCCCGTGAACTCGACCATGCCGGCCCGGCCGCCCTCGCCGAGGTTCCAGGCCACCGAGGCGCCGACCTTCAGGATCGTGCTGTCCGGCACACCGCTCGCCCAGGGCGTCGGCACGGCCGTGTAGTACAGCCCGTACTCGAGATCGGCCGAGTTCCGGTAGTGCGAGAGCGAGACGTCGACCAGGTCGATGAGCGGCGGCTTGCTGACCTCGGGCGTGACGCCCGTCGTGCCGATGAACGTGAAGGGGATGAATGTCATCCTCTCGTTTCGTCGGGTCGGCCAGATCTCCGCCACGACCACGAACACGTCCTTGTCCTTGGTCGAGTCCTTCGACTTCCGCCAGATCCGCTGGCGGTAGACGCCGTCGACGAGCGCGAGCTCGCGGTACTGGCACTCGGTTTCGTGCGAGAAGGAGTTCGAGGGGTCGGTCTCTACGTTCTCCTCGATGACGACGAGCACCAGCTGCTCGGGATCGGAGCCTACCTGTGCCGTCTTCCAGTTGATGACCCGCTCGGCCGGGATCGTGACCAGGTAGGGCCGCGGTGTGGCCGGCCTTCGTCCGGAGGCCTCGAGGATGGCGGAGCGTGCCAGATTGCCTGCCTGCTCGCCGACGGTGGCCGGAGCGACAGGCATCTCGACCAGCAGGCAGTATCGGCCGACCTCGATGACCTCGTTGATGACCCGCTTCGCGACCGCCTCGAACGGCTCGTCGCGTAGGGTCGCGTCCTCGAGATCCTTCTCGATCGGTTCCGGGACCTTCTCCAGGGTGGGCGGCTGACGGAACACGAGGCCCGTGAGAGCGTCCCGCGTTCGGCTGGTGGCGTTGTAGTAGAGCGCGCGCTCCTTGTAGAAGCGGTACTCGCCGTCGTCCATGCCCGCGGGCTGGGGCAGGTACGCGTCGACCTTCTTGACCGCGTCCGAGCCCGAAGCGAAGTCACGGCAGCGCTTCCACTGGGGCTCGTACTCCAGATACTCGGGGTGCCTCGTCGTGACGTCGGGCTGGTCGGCCATCACGCGCCTCCGCTCACGAGATGCGCTGCCCGGTCTTGGCGTTGACCATGGACGGCGGCTTCGGCGCTCCGGTGAGCTTGTTGAACGCCCCGCTGGCCGCGTCGACCTGGTCCATGAACCCGTGCACGCCGTCGAAGTTCTGGCACTCGCTCAGGAAGGCCTCGTTCCACGACGCCTGCAGGAGGTCGACGTTGCCGGCTTCCACCTGGGCCGACAGTGGGCCCGCGCGCGTGACCTTGTCGCCCGTGACGCGCTCGGCGTGGATGGTGAAGCCCGCGAGGTTCCGGATCGTGTTCTCGGCCGACTCCTTGCCGCCCGAGCCCGGCTCCTGCTCGACCCAGATCAGGACGTTCCCGCGCGCGCGGTCGAAGGTCGCGGTCTGCTGGATGACTGTCTCGCGGTTGAGCGAGGACCACTGACCGCGCACCACGTCGACCACGATGAAGCGGCCGCCAGCGCGCTTCGCCATCAGGACGCCCGCCGAGTACTTCCCGCCGTCCTGCGTGCCCGCCTTGTCCCAGTAGCGGACCCACCCGAGGATGTCGGTCGGCAGCGCCGCCAGGATGGTCTTGAACCAGGCGCGGTTGAAGATGAGGCCGGCCGACTCCTTGATCTTCCAGTTGCCGCCCAGGAGGCGCTCGCGCTCGACGTAGGACAGCGCCTCCAGGTTCGAACGATACGCGGGGTCCTTGGCGTTGAGGATCGCGTTGTCGTCGAGCTTCGCGAGGATGAAGGTGAGTGACTTCGGCCGCGAGGTTGGGAACCGCTGGAGCAGTTCCTTGCGCGTGTCCGCCCAGTGGATCGTGTCGTTGATCCGGACGAACCAGCGCAGGACGCCGGACCGCTCGGGGATCGCGTAGCCGGTGTCCTGGTCGATCCACCAGGCGAGGAGGCGGTTGACCCAGCCGCCGACCGGATCGTCCTCGGGAACTGGATTGACGGTCGCGAAGACGTACGGCCGGATGCCCGCGCGCGCGCTGCGAAGGCGCGAGAGCATGTACCAGAACTGCTTCTCCTCGAACTCCTCGAGCTGGTCGAACCCGATGAACGGGATCTGCGCACCCTTCCACGCGTAGACGTCCTTCAGGTGCTGGAGGTGCGAGAAGCGGATCGACGCGCCAGAGGGGAAGTCGTACCGGTGCTTGTTCTCGTTCGGCTTGCCGCCGAGGTGCGGGTAGAGTTCGCCCGCCTCGTCCCAGAGGCCGCCTTCGTTCTCGATCTGTGGGAACGTCCGACGGAAGATGACGCAGCCGAAGTTCGGGTTGTCGAGGTGTCGGACGGGCTCGAGCAGCTCCGCGAACGTCTTGCCTCCGCCGGCGGCGCCGCCCATGACGACGATGTCCGCCGTTGACGAGAGCGCGAGCGTCTGTGGGCCCGGCTGCGGTCCGATCCGGACGGCCGCGGCCACAGGCGCGGCCGGCGCGGGAGCGGCCATCAGGAGAGCCAGAAGGGCGAGGAGCGCACGCATCTCAGGCCGGGGCCCGCCGCCCGTTCTCGGGTAGGAAGAACTCGACCTTGGCTTCGATCGCGTCGCCGTTCTTGCCGGTGATCTCGAAGCGCTCCCAGAAGCCCGGCGTGTTGACGTGGCGGCCAGCGAGCTTCAGCGCGCCGGGCTTGTCCCAGAACCGGAGCTCGACCTCGCGCGTGATCCCGCCCTCGGCGTCGAACGTGACGCGCTTCTTCAGCGACGAGATCGCACGCTTCGCCGTCTTCGGCGCACCCGCAGCGAGCACGACCTGGCCGTTGTCGTCGATCTCGTAGTGGTCGATGTCGGAGAAGGCAAGGACCGCCAGCTCCTGCAGCACGCGCTCCTGGGTGATCCCCGTGCGCTCCGCGCGCGCTGCCTTGCCTGCCTCGATGGCAGCCGCGACCTTAGCATTCGCTAGCAGACGAGCGGCCTGAACGCTCGCGGACCTGGCGCTGTAGCCGGCGCGAATTGCTGCCTGCGTGCCGTTGAGGTCGACCAGGAACTCCCGAACGAACGCGTCACGCCGTGCCGTCGTCTGGTCCGGCTCCGCCCGCTTCCGCGGCGCCTTCAGGGCTGCCTTGAGCGCCGCCTTCGTCGGGCCCTTGCTCTTCGCCATGGGTCAGCGGCACTCCCAGGGTTGGAGCTTCCAGTCGTCGCGGCCGAGCGCGTACCACTTCTCCGCGGCGCGCTGCTCGGCGAACTCGATCGAGGCGCCGCACCCCGCGGCCTGGTCCTCAGCTTGGGCAAGGGCTTCACGGCACTGGACCAGCGACTCCGTGGCGACGAAGTGGGCATCGAGCTCGGCCGGGAGGTCGCGCGCAGGGCCCGGAGGGATCGCGATGTCCGTGGCCGTCTTCAGCAGCCCGAGCTCGAAGCCGACCGCGCGGCCATGTAGGAAGCACAGTCGTCCGACGATGACCACGGTGAGCAGCATCAGCAGCGCGGCCAGCGCCGGCAGCATGCTTTCGCCCCGCTCGTGCTCCTCGTACCGCCGGTGGCGACGCGGCTTCGGTTCTGGCTTCACCGCCATGTGCAGCTGCATCCCGCGAAGCGCGCCGGCGAGAGCGACCGCCGCCAGAACACGCCAGTTGGTGCCGGTTTGGAGGATTGCTTCTGCGAGGGCACCGAAGGCCCCGATCGCGGCCGCGGTCAGCAGCGCGTTCCACCAGAGGCTCGGCGCGTTCAGCTTCTTCAGGCGACCCATGACGCCTCCTAGACCGGCGTGCCGCCGGCTTTTTCGACTGCTGCGTCGAGCAGCGCCTTGTCGCTCGCGCGGCGGGCCTTGTTCTCCAGGGCTCGGGCCAGGTTCAGCGCCGCCGACGCCTGGGCTCCGAACTCCGTGATCTGATGGCCCTGCTCGTCGAGACGACCGTCCAGGCGCGCGATTTCGGCCTTGAACATCGAGTTCGTGGACTCGATCTGACCGCCCAGCGCCTGGCACTTTCCGTCCGCGGAACGCGCCGCGTCGGCTGCCTGGAACGAGTTCACTTCCGCGCTCTGCGCTGCGACTCGCGCCTTGTTGGCGGCGTCGAGGCTGAGCCCGGAGTACTCGACGGTCTTTTCCAACAGCTGACGGGCCGTCATGTCGCCGGACCCACCCGACAGCTCGAGGTCGGCGGTGCGGCCGCTGGCCTGCGCCTGTTGAGCGGTCGCCTGCGCTTTCTTCGAACGCCGGTCCGCAAAGAAGGCGAGGATGAGGGCGCCGCCTCCGACCATCAGCCCCGTCCCGCCGTAGATGATCCCGACCAGCTTGGCCAGGACGTCCAAGTCGGGAAGCTGGCCGGCGACCCGGAGCGCGGCGAGGATGACGAAGAGCAGGATCAAGAGACCCTCCCGTTCGCCGCCATCAGGGCTGCGAGTTGCGCCGTCGCTTCGGCCCGATAGCGGCCCTCTTGGAATCCGACGTACCAAGAGACGATCCAGCGACCGGCCGCCTCCTCCGTCGAGAACCCCTCAACGCGGAACGCGCCGCCGTCGACCGCGTACCCGTCGCCGCAACGCTCGATCCGGAACTTCACGGGCTAGCGCTTCCCCCAGCCCGCCTGGCCGCTGACCGTCCACCAGTCGCGCGCGGGCGGCTTGTACCCGTAGGCCGAGAGGTCGAGCGCGCGGATGAAGCCGCCGACGAGCCAGAACTTCGCGTCGTGCAGCTCCTTCACGCACAGGCCGGCCAGGACCTGCACGGTCGGCACCCACTCTCCCGAGAGCCGCTGATCCGGGCCGAGACCTACCTGGAGCCAGTGGTCTCCGTCGGCGCTGTGGACGTCGAAGCCGAAGGAGGCGTAGCCGGGGAGCCGGAGGGCGGGATCGGACGAGGCCACCAGGCGAGAGGCGAGGCCCGCGCGCGCGTACAGGTTGAACCGCAGGACCCTGCCGAGCGGCTGGATCACGGCGAAGCTCGCGTCGAACGCCTTCACGCTGGTGGCGGGCTCTTCGAGGTCGAGCTCGCCGCCTCCGTCATTCGGCAGGCCCGTCAGCTCGACGTCGACCTGGCCGACCGGGCCGCCCTCGAGCGACGTCAGGTCGATGCCGGCCCTGATCGCGAACGCGGGCAGCGGGCGGATGTCGATGTCCGCCGCCTTCCCACCCAGCAGGCCGCCGCGGAGCTGGAGCGAGAACTTCGGACACTCGACCTTGACGCCGTCGCGGTAGCACGTCTGCTCGATGACGAAGCCCCTCTTGACGGGAGGGTCGGCCACGCCTGCGAGCGCGCACTGCGTCCACAGGAAGGCGAGCGCGACCGCCATGCCGAGCTTGAGGACAATGGTCTTGGGGAACTCCTTCGTGAAGGAGTCCAGCTGGCTCTGGAGTGCCCGGATCGGGACCCCGTACTCCTGGCCGTGCAGGGTCGCCTTGAACGGACGAGATGGACGCGACACGTAGCCGCCCAGGCTGTGCTCGTATGGCTCGGCCTTCGCCTGTCGAACGAACGGCGCCGCTGCGAGCGCGCCTAGCGTTGCGAGGAACCCGCGGCGCCCGGGCATCAGTCGACCACCACGTTTTCGAGCGTCCACGAGCCCGCCCCGTCGGGCGCAGACGCAGTGACGGTGTAGGTGCCGGGCGTCCCGATCCAGAAGATCCGGCCCCGCTCTCGCCTGCATGTCTTGAGGCCCGCGGCCTGGGTCGCCACGTAGTCCCAGGCACCCAGGCACACGTCCTTGATCTCGGGCTCGGGCGTGACGGTCCACTCGACCGTCACCTCGTCCGGACCACAGATACCGGCCGTGTACGAAGCCGTGAACCACTGCCCGGGATGCGGGCCGTGGTGCACCTTCGTCCCCGGGAACGCGACCATGGGGCAGCCGGAACCGGAGTCCGCGCCGACGGGCGCCACGAACGTGACCAGTGCGAGCAATACGACGGCCAGGCGTCGCACCTACTGCGCGCCGCCGGTGCGGACGTACTCGAAGAAGGGGTCGTCGGGAGGCGGGCTCGTCAGGTCGTCGATCGTGGGAGGCGCCCACAGCGTGGCCGCGGAGACCGTGACCTCCACGTCCTTGTCGGCCGAGGTCGTGATGCCGTCCGCTGTCGCGCGCAGCCAGCAGCTTCCGGCCTTCACGCCCTGGATGCCCGGCAGGTAGTGGTTGGACGGGTTCTCGATGATTCGACAGACCGACGTGTCGTTGGTCGCGAAGGTGACGTCGGTGTTCTTGTCGCAATCGCCGCCGCGGATCTTTCCGTCCTTGTCCTTCGGCGTGAAGTCGGCCGTCGCCGTCTGGCCCACTCGGATCGCGATCTGACGCGTCTCGTTCGAGCCGTAGAGCTTGCCGCCGATGTCCGCGATCGCCGCGCAGGTCGTCGAGCCGGTACCGGGCGACGGGCTCGCGCTCGTTCCGCCCTGGGGCACGCTGTTGCACGAATTCCCGATGCACGTGAACGAGATGTTGGGGATCGTGGGCGGCGGAGTCGGCTCCGTCAGGCGCCGGCACCCGGAGAAGGCGACCGCGGCCACCAGGGCCGCCGTCAGGGGGAAGTACTTGCGGGTCATCGAAACCTCCTCGCGGCTCAGTAGCCGCTCCCGAGCTGTCCGTGCATGGCGTCGGGAGTCGGGAACTCCCCGCCCCAGGTCCATCCGTGCGCGCGCAGGATGCGCACGACGCCGAGACCCGGCTCCGTTCCGAGGCGCGTTCGCGTCGGGTCGACGCCGCGCGGGTTGTGCAGCGCATCCCAGTCCACGGCCAGGCCGAGCGCGTGCATCGAGACCTTCGTGAGCGAGCCCCGCTGAAGGCGCCAGGCGTAGCCTCCCGCGCACCGCTCGACGAAGCGCCAGAGGCCGGCGTTGCGGGTGGCGAGGAGGATCGCGGTCAGGCTGTCGGCGGCCGCGGGGTGGACGCGAATCCCGCGCATGGTCTCGTTCGCGTCCCGCTGGTCGTCGCCGTCCGCGTCGAAGTAGAACGAGCAGCCGGGCGGCGCAGGCACCACCACCATCCGCGGTTCCCACTCGGCCTTCACCGCGGCCTCGAGCTGTGCGGCGCTCGCGCCCGCATGCTTGAGCAGGAACACGTCCCAGCCGCAGAACGCGGCGATGGCGGGCCAACCGTGCGGGGTGCTGTTCGGGTTCATCGGGCGATCGCGCCCGAGGTCGCAGCCTTAAAAGCCGAAACCCCGGCCGTCGCTCGCTCGTCGCGGCGACAACCGGGGTCGGAGGGTCCGATAGCCCGTAGCCCCTGTCCTTGCGGACTTCCCGGGGATCTAGTTGGGCAGAGAGTGCGGCCTACGGCCGCTTTGTGTCAAGTGCAATTCCACGACGTTCGACTAGGATCCACTCAAATCGATGATGAAACTACCGGCCGGGCTCGCCCGCGCACTGTCGTTCTACGGGCGCTGCATACGAATGGCCTTCAGCGGTGCCTGGGGTCTTTCTGGGCTCGTCGGTACCATCGCTGGTCTTCTGGTGCCCTTGGTCAAGAGGCTTCGACCCGAGGGGTCGGTAGCTGGCTGGGACGATCTGGTCTGGCAGGTGCCTCTAGTGACCCTCGCCGTGATGTTCTTGGCGCGCCTACTTCTTACGCCTTTCTGGCTTTTCGATTCCGTTCGAACTCCTGATCCAGTGCCGGAACGCTGGGAGGTCTCAATCACTGTTTCTTGGGCGCGAGAGCACTACATGATCGCCCTCTATTTGCTCAACAAATCGGATCGTGCACCGGTCGCCCTGACGTTTTCATCCGTCGTGCAGTATTCGGATGGTTCCCAAGCAGATTGGGGGTGGGTGGTGACGACCGGAGGCCAAGGGAAGCGATTGCCAAAGCACCTGACTCTCGCACCGCTGGAGAGCGCGGACGGCCTCCTGGAGTTCCGCACGAGCCCGAGCGTACCCATATCGACCCACGTCAATCAGCGCATTTCCCTTGTCGACAGTGTAGAGATGGTTCGCGTGTCTCGAGGGGTCCTGATGCTGAAAGACGAGATCTCGGATCGCCACTTGAGCATCCCGATCGATCCCGAACAGAACGGCAAGACCATACGCTGGTTCTACTGACTCACCGCCGGGCTCCCGGGACCTCAGCATCCTTCA